CACAGCATGGCGACGTGGTGCAGGTGCAGATCGGCTATGCCGGAGAGCCGCTGCTGCCCTGCGGCGAGTTTGAGGTGGACGAGGTCGAACTGGATGGCCCCCCAGACGTGATCCGCATTAAGGCGCTGGCCGCTGGCGTGAAGCGCAGCGTGCGGACACGCAACGGCCGGGCATACGAGAACACTACGCTGGGCGACGTGGCCAAAACCGTGGCCCAGCGCAACAAGCTCAAACTGACCGGCAAGATTGAGCCGGTGAAGATCGCGCGCGTCACGCAGGTTTACGAAACCGATCTGACCTTCCTCAAGCGCGTGGCCGAGAGCTACGGCTACTCGTTCTCGGTACGTGGCGACAAGCTCTGCTTCTTCAAACGGTCGGAACTCAAGGCGGCGGAACCCACCCTGGTGATCCGCCGCCAGGACGTGACCAGCTATCGTTTCCAGGACAAGGTGCGTGGAGTGGTGGCGGCGGCCACGGCCTCCTACCACGACCCCAAGACCAAGCAGGTCAAGAAGGCCACGGTGAAGGACGTCGAGGCCAAGGGCAACCAGCATAGTGCCGATGAGCTGAAGCTCAACGTGCGAGCCGAGAATGAACAGCAGGCGCGGCTCAAGGCCGACGCGGCGCTGGACAGGGCCAACGAAGACCAGACCGGCGCAACCCTGGCCATGCCCGGCCAGGTGAAGCTGATGTCCGGGGTGAATGTGCGGCTGGAAGGCTTCGGCAAGATGGATGGCAAGTACACCATCACGCAGGCACGGCATCGCGTGTCTCGCAGCTCCGGTTATGGCACTGAAGTCGATCTCAAGCGCGTGCGCGACCCGAAGCAAGGAGCGATGGCATGAACATGGCCACTGGCGGCGCGCGCTACAAGCAGGGCATCGTGGCCGAGTCCCGACCGGGGTTTGCCCGTGTGCGCTTCGATGACGTGGACGGCCTGGTTACGGCCTGGCTTCCGCTACTGCATCCCAAGACCCTCGACGACAAGGTGGTGTGGACGCTGGACGTGGGCGAGCATGTCGGCTGCATCCTGGATGAGTTCATGGAGGACGGCTGCATCCTCGGCGCAATCTACTCTGACGCCGACGCGCCGCCGGTGAGCAGCCCGGACAAGTTCCGGCTCCAGTTCAAGGATGGCGGCTCGGTTGAGTACGACCGCAGCAACGGGGCCATGAACATCGTCTGCAAAGGTGTTGCAAACCTGGTCGCCGATGGTGACGTCACCGTGAAGGCTCCCTCGGTTATGCTGGACACGCCGCAAACCACCTGCACCGGCCAGCTCACGGTCGAGGGGATGCTCACCTACAAAGGCGGCATGGCGGGCAGTGGCGGCAGTGGTGCGGCGGCCACCATCCAGGGCAATGTCCAGGTGGACGGCAACATCGACGCATCGGGCAGCATCATGGATGCCGGTGGTAACTCCAACCACCACTCGCACTGACCCGGCCAGGCCCGGCAGAAACTAAAGCCCTTTAATCGCGGCAAAGGGCTGCGCTGGCGACCATACGGGCATGGTTGCCATCGTCCCCGCTACTTCTCGCCCTGCATTCTTCCAGCCCGCTCTGTCGGGTGCGACTGCGGGCCACCCTTCCGGCCTTGCGAGTGATCGCCTGGGCGAAGTCGTGACGGGCGTGGCCGACATCAATCAGTGCATCTACATCATCCTGACCACGCCGAAAGGGAGCGACCCGCATCGCCCCACCTTTGGCAGCGAGCTGCACCTCTACCTCGACTATCCCATCGACAGCGCCCGCCCGCACTTCGTGCGTGAAGTGGTGGATGCCCTGGCGATATGGGAGCCGCGCATCAAGGTGATGCGCGTGCCGGTCACGAAGGAAGGCGATGTGGGTCTGCTGGTCGGAGTCGAGTGGGTGTTCGCCGACAGCGTGGAGGCCGAGATGTTCTCCACGCGCGTACCCATGAGGAAGGTGCTATGAGCCTGCTTGACCGACAACTGCCGGAGCCGGACTTCATCGAACGCGACCCTGCGAAGATCACGCGGGAGATGATCGCCACCTATGAGTCGCTCACAGGCAAGACGCTATACCCGGCGCAGGTGGAACGCCTACTGATCGACCTGATCGCGTACCGCGAGAGCCTGGTGCGCGAGGCGTTCCAGGACGGAGCAAAGCTCAACCTGGTGCGCTACAGCCGGGGCGTGATTCTGGACAACATCGGCGAGAACGTGGGCGTGCAGCGCGTTGCGGCGGTCGCTGCCAGCGTGAAGCTGCGCTTCACCTTCTCGCCCGCGCCGAACATCGCCACCGTGCTGCCGCAGGGAACTGAGGTGGAAGGCGGCGGCGTGTCCTTCGCCACCGCGCAGGCCGTGAGCGTGGCCGCAGGCGCGGCGACGGTCGAAGTGCTGGCTACCTGCACCCAGGCGGGCGTGGTCGGCAATGGCTTCGTGCCTGGCCAGATCAAGACGCTGGTGGGAACGCCCTCGGGCCTGGTCGTGGCCAGCGTCGAGAACATCACCACCTCGGAGGGCGGCGCGGACGAGGAAAGCGACGAGCGCCTGCGCGAGCGCATCGTGGCCGCCCCGGAGACCTTCAGCGTTGCCGGTTCGGTGGAGGCGTACCGCTTCCATGCCATGTCGGCCCACCCGGACATCGTGGACGTGGCCGTCATCTCGCACATTCCCGGCGACGTGACGCTGTATCCGCTGACTAGTTCCGGCTTGCCGGGCGAGACCATTAAGGCGGCCGTGCTGGCGACGTGCAGCGGCGAAAAGGTGCGCCCGCTCAACGACCAGGTCATGGTCGCCGACCCGGTTCCGGTGAACTACGCCATCGACGTGCGCGTGGTGCTGACCCGAACGGCCGATGCGGCGCTGGCCCAGGCCCAGGTCGAGCAGGCCGCGCTGGACTTCCGCGACAACCGGGTGCAGTTCGGCACATCCATCGTGCGTTCGCAGCTCATCGACGCGCTGCACGTCTATGGCGTGTATTCCATCACGCCCGTGCAGCCTGTGGCCGACCTCGACCTGGAGAAGTGGGAGTGGCCGCGCTGCACCAGCATCAAGGTCACGGTGACGGGAGTGGCGCATGGCTGACTTCGAGAAGCCCTCGCTGCTGCCGCCCGCGCTTGCGGTTGACCTGTCCATGCGGGCGCTGGAGGTGCTGATCGCGCGCCTGGTCGAATTCGACCTGGCTCCCACGCTGGTCTATGACTTCGAGCATGTCACCGAGTCGGCGCTGCCGCACCTGGGCGAGCAGTTCCACGTCATGGGTGCGGAGGGCTGGCGGCTGGCCACGACGCCGGAGCAACGGCGGGCGCTACTGGCGCGAGCCGTTGCGCTGCATCGGCACAAGGGCACGCCCTGGAGCATCCGTGAGGCGCTCAAGTCGGTGGGCTTCAACGACCTGGAGATAGCGGAGCGCCTGCCGTCCAACCGCTACGACGGTGCAATCGCGTACAGCGGCGCGGAAGCCTACGCCGCCTACGGCTGGGCGCAGTTCCGCGTCATCGCCGACGCGGGCGACGAGCAACCCATCACTTCGGCGCAGACCGCGCTCATCGTCGAGACCATCAACGCCTGGAAGCCCGCGCGCAGCCACCTGGTGGATGTGCGCTACCGCGCCAGCGAGACCGAGCAGGTGGACGTGGCCGAGGTCGAGCAGCACCAGGGCGTCATGACCCATGACGACCAGCACCGATGGGGAAAGCACTTTTATGACGGCGCGCTGGCCTACGACCAGGGCGCTACCCACCTCTGGAACGGTGCGCTGCGCTTCAACGGCGCGGCCCTGCACAACGGCTTCTCGGCCACGGCCGAGGGTGCCCGCTACGAGGGCGAACGCGAGGAAGAAAGCCTAGAAGCCTCGCTCGGCTTCTTCGACCAGCAGACGCGCTGCCCGGTGTTCGCGGGCGAGCTGGACTACAGCGGCATGGCTGACTTCGGGGCATCGGCTCCGGTGGCCGAGGACTTGCCCATGCCTATCACGTTGCGCCGCCACCGGCGCTTCGACGGCCGCCTGGCGTACAGCGCCCACCGTTTCGACGGTTCGCAGCGGTACGCCGGGCAATTCACCCACTTCGGCAACTCGGCGTACAGCGGCGATGTTGTCACCCTGTTGGAGGCGTAATGGAAATAAAGATCAAGGAAGGCGTTCCGCTGGCCGGGCACTTCCACCTTGACGTGTACCGCTCCGGTGTCCTGGTTGCGGTCATCGACGAGGAGAACCTCATCGTCAACGGTGCCAAGAACCAGCTCGCCCGCCTGGTCGGCGGCGCGGGCACGAACCGGCATATCACGCAGATCGGTTTCGGCATTGGCCAGACCGTCGCCGCGCCGGGCCAGACGGCGCTGACCTCGCCCTACATCAAGGCTATCGGCAGCGTGGAGTACCCCGCGACCGGCCAGGTGCGCTTCAACTGGAGCCTGTCCACGGCCGAGCTGAACGGCGTGGCCATCACCGAGTTCGGGCTGATCTGCGCGGACGGCACGTTGTTCTCGCGCAAGCAGCGCAAACCCATCGAGAAGGAGTCCGACCTGTCGCTGACCGGCTCCTGGACGATTCTTTTCTAAGGAGACCGATTCATGGCAAACGTGACTGAAACCTCGACCTGGGAAGGCGGTATCTACCAGATCGAAACCACCGACCCCGTGCTGGGTGGCCCCAATGGCATCGCCAACGTGCAGGCCAAGCAGCTCGCCAACCGCACCAAGTTCCTCAAGGAGCGTGCCGACCAAGTCGATGCGGCCAAGGGCGGCCGCGCCAACCTCAAGGAGCGCCTGGACGCCATTGAGGCGGCCACCGAGGCGCTCGGGCCGGATGCCCAGGACGCAACCCTGGCCGCCATCAAGTTCGCCATCGACCAGGCGAATGTTGCCAATCAGGGCGTGCGCGCGCTGCACCAATTCGCGCAGCAGGAAGGCGTGCTGGAGATCAGCAACCGGGGCGTGGTCAGCGGCTGCACTGTGACGAAGTCCACCACGGCCGCGCGCAACCTGCATATCTCGACTGGTACCTGCTTTGCACAGGGCCGAAAGTTTGCAGTGGCGGACGGTAACAATGCGGCCTCGGTGCCTAGCAATACCGGCTCGGGTGCCGTGACCGTGTTCGCCTATCTGTTCCAGGATGCCAGCGGCCTGTGGCGGCTGGCCGTGACGTCCATTGGCCAGGCCGTGCCGGACGGGTGCATCCGCCTCTACAACCTCACCGCGCCCGCCGGGTCGACGGATGCCACTGACCCCAACTTGGCGGCCGTCACGCTCACGGACGTGCGCCGCGTCGAGGCCGGGTTCCCGATCCTGCTGGACAACCCTGCCTCGGCATCGCCGCAGCTCGCTGCGCTGCCGGATTCGGCCTACCACGTCACCTTCGACGTGCTCTCGGCCAGCGGTGCGCCTGCCGAGGCTAAGAGCCTGGTGGTGGCCAGCCGCGCCCGCAACGGTTTCACCGTGCGGCTTGCCGCCGCTGCCGACAACGTGGTGGCCCGCTGGCGGGTCAGCCGCCTCAACGCCTAAACCCCTGAAAGGAGATCATCCATGCCACAAATCATCTTGAAGCAGTCGGGTCAGAACTCGGCCGACTTCTCCACCAACGGTGCTGTCATCACGGTCGCCGGTGTCGTCGTCAACTGCGAGGCCCGCGAGGAGGACGTCACGCAGACCATCGAAATCCGCCAGCACGAAGGCGTGGCCCAGGAGGGCGGCGAAGGCGCGTTCCTGGCGCAGATCGAAATCCCGGCCCGCCGCTATGTGGATGAAGAAGGCCCACTCGGCGAGGACGAGCAGCCGACCATCGTGCGCAGCCCCGTGCCGTTCGACCCCAACCGCGTCGCACTGACGCTGTGGCCCACCAACTGACCTAGGAGCACCACCCATGACTATCTTCATCAAAGACGACCTGCGCGCGAGCGTGGAAGCGGCCACGGGCGGCCTCGTCACCGTGCTCTACACGGCGGCCGGGCACCCGAGCTATATGAACGTGATCCCCAAGTTCAACTTGCAGGACATCGACCCGGCGCTGGGCACCGGGGTGCATCCGGCTTTCATCGTCAACGGTGTGGAAAAAAGCGAGCTGTTCATTGGCCAGCATATCGGCTGCGTGAAGGACAGCAACCTGTTGTCCTTCCCCGGCGCGGTGCCGCAGGTCAGCGCCAACTTCGACACCTTCAGGACGTGGGCAGCAAACAACGGCCCCGGCTGGCACATGATGACCAACGCGGAGTGGGCCGCCATCGCACTCTGGTGCTGGAAGAACGGCACGATGCCGCGTGGCAACAACCAGTACGGCCGCGACATCGGATCGCCGTGGGAAACGGCTCGGCGTGTCGATGGGGGCAATATTGGCGAGGCTGTCGGGAACGGACGCACTTACACCGGCTCCGGCCCGGCATCGTGGCGTCACAACGGCCAGGCCAGCGGTATCGCTGACCTCAACGGCAACGTGTGGGAATGGTCTGCTGGTTTGCGCCTCAACAACGGCGAAATCCAGGTACTGGCCAATAACGATGCAGCCGACAACACCAAAGACCAGAGCCGTACATCGACGCTCTGGAAGGCGATCAAGGCGTCGGATGGTTCGCTGGTTGCGCCGGGTACGGCGGGTACTTTGAAGTATGACGCTTCGGGTGCCAACGGCACGGGCGGCAATGTGCTGTCCGACACCGTGACCAACCGTTCTGGCAATGTTGACGAAGATGACTATGTGAATGGCACCAGTCAGGTGTTTGAGAGCATGGGCGTGAAGAACGGCCTGACGGTGCCTGCCATTGCCAAGGCTTTGTGCCTTTATCCGGCTGTGGAGGGCTTGGGTGCTGACAATTTCTGGATGCGCAACCACGGCGAACGTCTGCCTCTGGCCGGTGGCTCCTATAGCGTTGGTGCCTCGGCTGGGGTGTTCGCGCGCGTTCT